ATAATATATGGCACAACAAATGTTCTCTGCCAGTCAATAATACTATATTAGACTTATCATCTGAATTACCTTCCAAATGTCCTGCAGGTCCTTTCCTATTACGTTTTTTATACATAAAGTCTGGTGTTATATGATGTGTTTCATAATAAATACCTTTATTCTTAACTCGATTTTGTTGTAAAGCATTGCTTATTATAGCATGATATATTCTTTTATAATTCATATTTTTATTTCCGTAGGTAGTATAACATATATATATATGCGATATTTTACTACCTACGGTTATAATTATAAACCTAAAGAAATAATATCATCTTCTAATGTTAAAGATTGTGCTTCGACCCAACCACGATTCTCTGTATGAATTAAATGATTTAACGTACACTTAACTACATTACCGAACTCATCTTCTAATTCCATCATTTCATCTGTTGTTCCAGTTACACCAGCATTAGAAACAGTTTCATAAGAAGCTTCTTTACCATTCCATGATAGTACTTGTGGATTATCAAACGTATTAAAGTTTTCAGTAAATGATTTAATTGTCATTTTACCATGATCTTTAATGTCAATAATAGTATCCTTATGCAAACACAAGTTCGACTGATAAATCTCATCTTCAAATGGAGTATGCTCATTTGATACATCTAAGTTAATAGCATAAATACGACCAGTTTCTTGACGTGCCATCAAAAACGACTTTAAAATATCTCGTGCTTTATGTACTGGTCCTAATGTACCATCAACACTCTTTGTCTGAATAACATCACCAGATTGTACTGCATCCAAAAAATTATTATCAAATGACATGGAATAATCAATTTTATCAACTCGCTTATTCTCAGCAATACGCTGAGTTTTTAACATCAATAACTCCATAACTTCAGGATCATATACACTAAATGTTACTGTTGCTGAACCACCACGACTAATCTGTGTAAACATCTTAACAGCTTTATCAACTTCAGCATAAATTGGCACTTTACCTAAATGTTCAACTGCTCCATTCTTAACACTATTTCCTAATGAACGCGTATCAAAACGAATACCAATACCAGCCTTCTTAGCAGTCATACTATATGCTACGTGCTGTGCTACACCAATAGATTCAATTGTATCACCACTACGAATAACACAACATGAAATACTATCAAAATCGCCATTACGACATCCATTAATAACTGGTGTAGGCATATTTAATTTACCCTTAATAATACCAGTTGTTAATAACTCAACTTGCTTAAAATCATCACCATGAATAGCTAAGGCGATACCAATAGCACCCATATGTGGAGTCTCAATTACTTCACCATTATATTTCTGTCCATATTTATCTTTCCACTGCTTAATTTGCCAATACTCAAAACGCTCATCATATAACGACTCATATAATGTAGCATACTCTGGCTTATATTCAGGAATATAATTCTTATCCCAAATACCTAATTCAAGAAACTTATTATAAATATCTTCAAAAGTTCCAGTCTTATCATTCATACCCAAATTACGCATCATCGCTTTACGAATAGTAGCATATTCTAACCTAGCAGCAATACGACTATATAACTTCTCTTTCTTATCAATACATATATCAATCATTGTACTATGTATTTCTTTTGTAGTTACAAGTGATGGCAATCTTTCAACTGTTTCTTCTAATAAGGTTTTACCTTCAATACCTAAACGAGTTGCATAATCAGCCCACTTTCTTGGCTTATCAATATCAAACTTAACTTGTGTACCATCACTCTTGATAACCTTAATGTGACTATAATTGCCTTCATCATATTCTTTAATCATTAACTAACTCCCTTATTCCATTATTTTAAATTGTTTTATATTTATATTAACCACTTTTAATCATTTGGATATGAACTTACCATCTCATCAACCATACGTGCGAACCAATAATCTTTAAACATATCGTGTTCACTTAAATCCCAATACATTACCATATTTGGATGAGTTTTCTTATTCTCATCTTTAATATCACCATATACCCAACTTTGACTAATCTTATCCTTTAACCAATTGTCATGCATATCCTGCGGTGTTATTTCTGGATTTCTTAACTTATATAATACCCCACTAATTGCTGATTCTTTTTGCCACGATGTAGCTTTACTCCATTCAACTTGTGAAAAATCTTCATTTCTTTCACATATTTCCTTATTCTTATTATGACAAGCTTTAGCAATATCTGTGACATATTTTATATCTTTTAATATAGCTTCACGCTTACCATAAGCTTCTAACTCTCGATGACTAATAAAAGCACTCACGACTTTATCTATTTTATCCGATGGAATAATATCAACAAATTCCATACTTTCATGCGATAGTATACATTCATATTTTACACCACGCCACATTTCATATGCTTTTGCTACTAAAGCAGCATAGTCTTCACTTTCATATTCACCTAAATATAGGTTAGTATTAGCTGATGAAACACCATATCTTAAACCATATACTTTAATCATAATTACCTCTCCTTATACACTATATTATATACCTTCTGGTTAATATATTGAACACTTTTTATAAAATAATCAATACTACTGAGAGAGCCCCTCTGGTGAATGGTATACCCGGTTATAGGTATACCTATTCAATATCACGCCATTAACCACGCTTTACGTTCATCTTCCCAAGTCTGTGTTATATTACCATTACACTTACCTTTTGAATATAACAAATCAAACTCTGATGGATTAGTTACACTCATTACATACCGAGGCGAATCATCAATACACTTCTTATATTCCTTCTCAGTTAATGAACCTAATCCTTTAATATAACGAACCTTACTATAAGTCTTAACAGTATCACGATACGCTTCTAAGTCATAAAACCACTCATCATCTTTAGCTTTACTAACAGTACCAATAATGATTGGTGTACGTACAATCTTAACTCGACCACTTGTATATAAATCAGGCCATCTCCAAAAGAAGTTCAACAAACCTGGTGCAATGGAACCAACACCATCAATATCCGCATCAGTTAAAATATGTATTTCTGAATAAAACATAGTGGTCTGACGACGAACTTTAGTATTATCCTGCTCAGCATATTCTGAATCAAACATATCCCACATAGATACTAATGGCTTACGTCCACTAGCATCTCTACATTTTACCCATTCGCCATCAATATTGACTTCATCGTTCTCATTAACTATATGTTTACCAATTGTATAAAACTTACCACCCCGTGGTAAACACGCTTCATCAGTCGATAAATCTAAACCTAAACAACCCATAATACTTACATATTCTTTATTATTTAAAATTTCTTTTAATGGAGCACCATGTACATTCTTAACTTTACCCTTTAATGGAAATCCACCATGACGATTCTTATCTCGAACTTTCATCAAATAACCAATAGCCGATAAACCCTCAGCTAAATAAAACTCACCACCCTCTTTACCAGCTTTAATATGCCCTTCAACTCGTGGTGCTCGCTTATTAGTCTTAGCCAATTTTGCTGCAGCTCGTAACTCAGCAGCTTCTTTTCTTGCTAAATATACATCAACAATAGGTGATATAATCTCTTCAGTTCTCATTACCATCTTAGCAATTTTAGCAAAATCAATATTAGGACAATGCGCTTTTAACTTACTTTCTGTACTTTTTAATCGTTCTTTAGTTTGCGAATCAAACTCAGGAGCTTCAAAATTCTGAATAAAAATACCTAATACAATACCATTCTTAATCGAACTAGCTGGAACTTCAACTTTATATTTACGCTTAATTAATGGAATTAACTCTTTACATAAGGCATTCATAAACCAATTAACGTGTGAACCACCTAATGAGTTATGCAAACCATTTACTGATGCCATTTGCCTAAATGTATGCTCTGGTGATGGCGTTAAAAACCAACTAATATTAGACGATGCAAATGTACAAGCAGGCTCACCAAATAACTTAGCATACTTCTTGATATTATTAGTACTAATACGCTTACCATTAAACTTAAACGTAATAGCAGGATAACATACTTGAAGCAATTCTAATCTTGATAAAATAACTTTCTCAACACTTTCATCCATTTCAGTCATATTAAACCGTTTGAAATCTGGTGTAAACTCGACTTTTGTACCATTTTTTGTATCTTTAACAGATGTTACTTTTACTGAATCAGCATTATCTTTACACGCTACAGTGACTTTTTCTTTACCGTCACAAGTGATACCTTTAAATGACTTACTGAAAAAATTAGTTAATGCCGAACCAACACCATTAGTACCAGCACCAATTCGCTTACTATCATCAAAATTTGAACCAGCTTTAGTCTGAGTCCATGCAGCTACAGGCCTTAACATTGTAGTTCCATCAGGCATAGTAATCTCATCTAATGGAATACCACGACCATCATCTTCAACTATAACTTTAGTAGGCTTTACTGTCACTTTAATATTACTAGCATGATTACCATCAGTCCTAATATGCTCATCAACTGCATTATCAATAACTTCATTAATAATCTTAACCAAACCCTGTGAATATGTAACCTTATCCCACTTACCCGAAATAAACGTCTCATACTCTTCTGGCTGTGTAGAACCTATATACATCCCTGATCTGAGGAGTACGTGCTCCTTATCACTTAATACTTTAAAGTCAACATCTTTATTAACTTTTGTATCTACACCTTTACTAAATTTATTTAAATCTGTCATATAATCTCTCTTTTACTATATAGAATACCAATTTACGATAACTATTATATCACACTTTATAGCTATCGTCAACACTTTTTTTATATATAATACCGCTATTTTAGCTTACTTACCAAATACTCAACAGCGACATTTTTATGCTTAGCTTCAACTTCACAGTCGCCATACTCAAGGAAGTCACGTAAATATGCAATTAAGCTGTCGTTAGTAATCATTTGAGAATGTGCCATCATATCACGCTTGTTTTCATAACCACGAGACTGTGATATATGGAAATATGGACGCTTACCATTCCAAGTACCTAGAACTCGCTTGAACTCGTCAGAATCAACTGATAGGTAAGTTTGGTCATTTTCACAGTAATAATGGTGCAAATCCAATACCATACGAATACCATACTTTTCACATATATCCAAGGTTTTCCAAAAACCAGCTTGCTTTTCGTCATTTTCCAAAGTTAACCATGGGAACAAATGAGACGCTTCGTCAGGCAATGTGAATGAACGACCATTAGTATGAATATTAATACTAACCTCGTCAGCCTGTAAACCCATTTGCTCAAATAACCACTTAGCTGACTCAAGGTCACGTATGGCATTAGTACATACCTCAGGACGGTCACTACTGATAGTAACAAATTGCGATGGATGAGTACTGATACGTATATCGTTATCCTTGACAACTTTGCCAATACGCAACGACATATCAGAAATAAGACCGTTAAGCTTGTCGTCGTATAATGAACGATATTCCAAATGAGTATGCAATGGCAAAATGTCACTACTAATCCTGAACATTTTTTGATTGTCAGGTAATGTAGCAATATACTTAACCTGAGCATATAAAGCATTAAGATTAGCTTTAACTTTGTTTAACAACTTGGCATACTGTGCACTAGGCGATAATGACTTAACATTGGAAACGCGTACTGTACCAATTTTATACTGAGCATACTGCTCGAATACAACGTCACCGTTGCGTTTTTGGACCAATGAACCAATATGACAACAAGTACCTAACTTCATAATATATACCTCAATTCAATTTATGAGACTATTATATAACAGTATTACTCAAACTTCAACACTTTTACATAAAAAAGTGCAAAAAAAACCACCCGGAGGTGGTTAAATATTGAACAATAACTATTATTGTTATGCTAAACCATACGTGATTAGATAGTCTTCATATAAGGTCATACCTTCATCTAAACTTTCTACTAATGTATCGTCTATTTCTTTGAACAAATACTTAGCATCCGCATCTGACAATTTAGGTGGTAATCCTGACTTAAACTTGTCATATTCACCATCTTTAACGGCTGCTCGCATTTTACTTGCAGACATACCATCAACACCGTCGCTATCTGGGTCACGTTCACCTGCTGTTTTTACTTCAATTGAATCAAATTTATAATCTTTGCCATTATACTTAGTAAGTAATCGGTCAAACTCAGGAACACGATCTGAACCAACAATCATCGTAGCATCAGTATAACCATCAGATTCAAGTTCCTTTAAAACCTGAATAATGGTTTTAGCTGGTGACTTAGTCACAATACTTCCAAAAGCTTTTGTAGCATATTTGATTTTATCATCGTATGATAATGGGTCTTTCTTTTTGTTTTGAGTATGTGACAAATATATTCTAGCATCCGCACCTTGTTTTTTTGCTTCAGTTTCAATTGCATCAACTAATTTAAGATGTCCTACAGTTGCCGGCTGCATCCTTCCGAATGTAAATACTACTTTATCTTTCATTTTATATTCCTTTTTTGTATGAAAAGACTACTTATCCTTTTCAAAACCTTTTTTGATTTCTGGTGAAAAATTGTTAAAACTAAAACTATAACGATCAACTAACTTAACACCTTGTGGTATATTACCGTCAGATAATCCAACATATCCCTCAGCACCTGTTACCTTAAGTACTCCACCTTTTGTTAAAACAAATGTACTTAACGAATCAACACGATCTAACTTAGCCATTACCATTTCTTTTAATGCTACTACTGTATCCTGTAACTCATACACTAATGTTAATTGCTTAACGCCTGGAATACCTTTTAACATCGCATCACGCTTGTCAATCTGAGTTTGCTTACCCTTATCAGTTTTACGCTTATCTATCTCTTTCTTAAACCTCATATTAACATACTCGGTAAAATTAGTCGCTTTCTGTTTTGGAGAAATATTACGCTTGTTTTCTCTGATATAAGTATTATTATAGGTATTTATTAAAGCATTAATATCACCTTGTAACATACTGTAAGTTGAACCTGATATTGAAGATGCCAATTTAGTTGCTTGACTTAATAACTTCTTATATACTTTTGACTCAACATCAGTAAATGTTATTACACCATCATATGACTTATAATAAGCATCTTCCATCCATACATTTCTACTGTTCTTAAACTCATCAGCACTAACTCCAAAAGTAGCACTCATATCAGCAATTGAACCACCTATATACCGTGTATGTACAACTATACCAACTTGTGCAGATGTCCATTGATTCGCTAACTTTGAATCAGTTGGAACTGCATATAATATAGTGTTTGGGTGACAATATACCATTTGTTCACCATTAGATGACAATGTTTTCAAATCACCACTAGTAAACATTAAGTCGCCTTGATATACTTCACCATTATTTGGTGTAACAGCTTTAAGATACTGTAAACATACCTTTAACTTACTAGCTAAATCACCAGTATGATTAGCATCAATATCAGCATCTGTATAGTTTATCTTAGGCACTTTATTAAATATTGCTTTTGTACCAACAAAAAACTTATTATTCTCTGGATCTGGGTTATATCCAAAAAATACTGCAGGTGCACCATCAAACTTGACTGATACACCAATATCTTTACTTTTAGCTTTAGATGAAAACTTATCGTATATTTCACCTAATGACTTTATTACATTGTTAGTTGCAGTTTTACCACCATCAAGAATTAAATCTTCTAAATGGGTTGAATGCTTATTCTGTATAACTGCAGACTCATTTATTGTAAACTCTTTAAAAGACTTTAACTTTAACATATTATATAACCTTAATATAAATTATTTATAACTATATTTATATAAGTGCTTAATCCCACAAACCATTATAATATTTACCAAATAAACGATGACCATTTTCTAAACGCTTTGAAGCAATCTCATACGCAGTATTATCATCCTTATCCCATAACATTATTAAATCACTCTCAATATCTTTCTTAAATGCCCAAATCATCTCATCCATAACATAATCCCAACGCCTGAAAAAGTTATCATCAGTATCACTACTTTTAAACTCTTCTTCAGTACATCGTAAATATTCAGGAACATCTTCTAAATCAACTACGGGTGCTCCATGTTTTTTCTCTTTTAAACGCTCCAACATCGGCACTATAATATGCGCTAATGTGGTATCCATGCTCCATACATCATAATCATCTATCTTTATATAAGACCGTTGACTTTTAAAGTTTTCCCTATCATAATATAAGTTAATGGTTTTATTTAACACAATCTGAATAATATCATCAACCTTCTCTAAAAATCGACTTATTTTATCTTCAGGCATTTTACCACCTAATATCTTATCCATATAACGTTTATCTAAATAAAAACCTTCTAAATTAGCGGTCCAACGATCTCGATATTTACCTATAAAAATCTTCATACTACTCTCCTTTATACATTTCTTCTACGGTGATTTCACCTGTGGCTAATGCTCGAGCATATACCATCTGATATAAACAATAAGCAACATCGTGGCGCGCCGAGTGCTTGATAAAAGAATCTTCTATATCCTTTGGCAACTTAAACTGTGTATTAGACATCCCAATGTTTTCATCTAAAACAGTACGTACATCTCGAATATTCCAATACTTCGCTACGGTCTCATTAAAATCAACACCTGTCATATGAAAAATACTTTGCATAATAGGGATATCAAAATGCTGACCTACACTGTATATTTTAGTATAACGTGGATCACAACCATTATCACTTAAATATTTCTTAAACTTCTGAACACCAACATTTAATTGCTCATCTTCTGATGATGGAATAATTTCCTTCTTTACTTCAGGAGGCTGATCTTTCCACCATGCTAATGTATCAGGGTCAAAAGTTCTTTCAAAACGTTCACCTTTTCTCTGTGTATTTAATGCAAACTTTACATAAAATGTGTTCTCAACCACTTTTAAATATGGCGCCTTCTTGAGCTTCTCTAATGTGATAGAATCATCAAAGGTAACTGCTGCCAATGATACTACAGCTTGATTAGAAAGCCCATCTGAGGCAACTCCAACCGTCTCAAAATCAATTATTACATTTTTTCCCATTTATTCTATTTCCTTTATTAATTATTTCTTTCGCCACGCATCAAACCGCAATTGCGCATTTAAACCGCTCGTTATATTATTCTGTATATACATATTGACTTCTTCACGATTCCAGCCAGATAAAATCATATCGTTTATATCCTTACATGACTTATACCTTTCTGGTAATTTATCCCATAATACTACTCTTTCACCCGCTTTAATAAACTTACTCATTCTTGATATTGTATCATTATGCCTAGGCTCATTATCCAATATAAACACTCGTCTTGACTTTGGATAATCAAAAGTCTTTAAATCAATCATAGCTCCTGATAACGCTACACTATTATCAACAAAAAATGAATCAATCGGACCCTCAACTACATTTATAATAGACTTATTAATATTAACTCGCTCTTCACCAAAAACTTTATTAACATTAGGCTTTGACTTTATTATCTGATAACGCATCTCATCAGATGAAAATGCTCGACCATTTATTGTTTTTAATACACCACGCTTATCATATGATGGTATTACCAATCTAGGATGATCTTTGTATATATAATCAAATGTTCCTGGACATACCTCATTTGATAACTCTTTCCAACGTCTTGTAAAACCTATTTTTGAATAATACTCCTTAGGAATCTGTCTATGCCTAACATACCTAAATATTGGATGTGTATCAGGTAACTCATCCAATGGAATATACTCCTTAAGCTTATCATTTATATTATTACACGTAATCTTACAATCTTCAATTTCAACTGAAGGTTTACTATTATTATATCGCTTTATTCCTTTTTCTTCAAATACATCAAACAAATACTGTGAATACAGTTCAGACCAATACTGTTTAAGATAATATGAAAACTGACTAGTATAACCACATTTAAAACAATGTACGTGTATAGAATTATCAGTTGTTTCATATATACCTAAACGGCGTTTAGATTTATTAGTCTTCGAATCACCACATATATGACATCTTGAAACTATACTGATTGGTAAATCTTTAGTTATCTGACCATTATCTAAATAAGGCACAACTCGTCTAGCATACTCACGATCCCTTATTATACTGTTAAAAAAGTTATTCCTTGACATAATATTAGTATACCCCATTTACTATTAAGTCTATTATATAACACTTTAATATATTATTGAACACTTTGCCTAAAAAATAACCCGCCACTCAACATCTTCGATATCAGCAACTTTATGCTCTTTTTCCAATAAACTGACTACAAAACCACACTTTAAATATACAACTTCAGCTTGTTTCGTGTTAATATCACGAACCCAATAATAACCCTCATCTGAAGGAACCGAATCTTGCCATGGTGCTTCATATATACCATAATTATTCTTACTAAACTCAATTTCTTCAATTAAATTTTGATCTACTTTATTACCATCCATATCATTTTCCTTTAAATTTCATCTGTTAATTTTAATATCAGTTCTAGCTCATTTTTATCTTCTACACCAATTAAAGTATAAACATCTGAATCAGTTTGAATATCAATTTTACGATGCTTACATAAACTCTCAAATATCTGTAATTTTTGCTTCTTTTCGTTAACAGTATTACCTAAACAAGTAACTTCGCTTTTTGATAATGTAACAATCATACTAACTCCTTTATTTAATTTATATACCTATTATATCAATTTATACCACATTTGTCAACACTTTTCTGTTAAATAGCGGAACAGTACAATGGAACCTCTAAAACGGAACAGAACAATGAAGTCTGATAATATACGCTAATCTAAAAAATATAAATCTGAACAAGTTTAATTAAAAATATCTATAAACGAGAGCTTGCTCGATACTTCTTCTATGGTCCGAAAAAGAAAAGGGATAATGTCATTCAATGCAGGGAGCCTGCGACCTTACCCCGAAGGGGTCAATTAACGTTTATCTATATATTCTGTATTTAATTCCGCGGCCCCCGTTTGAGGTATTAGTCTATACCCTTCGGGTAGGTCGCTTCGCTCCCGATCTGTTGTTCCGTTGCCTTCCGCGGGCTCCTTTAAATAATTTTAATTATTATTAATAATTCTATATTGGGGTTATTGCAATACGAGTGCAATTCCCAGCTAAATCCCCAATGTTCAATCGACCAAATAACGGTGGTTCTATTAGAACAGCCAAATCATACTTCCTCAAGTACTAGGTTTTTTCAACCCTATCAGCGTTTTTCTCGAATATTTCCTACAATACTCTATCAATAACACCTAAAAATCTTTCGCAGTTAATTTCGTTTAAACCGGTCAGATGTTGACATGATCGAAAGGGTTCTATACCACACTAACGTCATGTTTCTTTTTTATAGCAGAGATACAACTGCTTTATTATTATTATTAAAAATCTCAACAAATTGTATTAAAGCACATAATGTGCTTTAACCGAAGATAGGATATTCTTCTTATAATTATATTTATATCACTATTATATCACAGTTATTCTTATTCTTGAACACTTTTTATTTTATTAAACCAATTAACTTCTTTTAATACCCATTCAGCTATTAACTCAATATCATTGGTTATATATGAACTCCCAATAGTCTGATAATGAAAACTACCATCATACTCCTTCTTAAGGAACTCTAAATCTTTAACTGTTTTATCCATACTTAATGTATGATAATTAACTACTTCTCCAGTATTAACTGATACTACAAATGCGCTATCACTAATACTCTTTATCTCTAATACATTATATTTATACATTATTTCCTCTATATCAAAATGTGTATTATAACTCTATTATAACACACTCATATTAAATATTGAACACTTTTGTTTAATCAGAACTTAAACCATCATCTTCCAAATCATCGTCATCTATACCATACTTACGGCGCTTACGACCCTTTAACTTACTAGGCACATTATCATCCGCATATGAATTAACAACAAAACCTGTATCAATACCCGCAGCTTGTGCAGCAGGATCATCACTAGCATCTCCTGCTATCATCGCTTCAATAATAGCAAGCTCATCATCACTAATGCCTTCATCACCCATTGACTCACGTAATGCTAAATATGGACTGACTTTTAACTTATTCAAAAACATTGGATTAAATATAACAGTCTTCTTTAAATTTAATGCCAAAATGACTAATGGTGTCATTGCTGCTTTCTCTTCTTTTGTCTTGGATTTACGTATCTTATCTCCACGTTCACTTATTAATCCTAACTTATATGCATCAAATTCTATATATGGTGTACCTATAAGCTTTAATAACTTATACCCAACATAATACTCTTGTGCGTAACTTAACGCACTTATAATTTTATTCTTAGTTGCCATTATACATACCTTTTAATTTAAATTTATAATATTTATATCTGAAATTGATTCTATTATAATGCTATCAGAATACTTATTTAATATTTCCATTAACTCCAATGTAGTACCAGAACCTGATTTACCACCTAAAGGATTATTTTTACCTTTTGGCAAAACCGTTACTATTGTAAACTTATTTTTCTTTAATACTCCAATATATCCCTGCTTCATACTCTCTGAATAAAATAAAAACCAACCGCTAGTTAATTTATTAGATTGTATTTTCTTAGCAGTCTTTTTATGTAACTCAACCCAATCAGACTTTCTAAACTCTCCCCTACGATCATAGGCTTGGGCTGAAGCGTGAATAGATGGCGCAAACTTAATATCTCTAAACCTATAAGGAAAATTAAAATATGACATATATGCTATTTTATTTTCTTCCGCTTTACTTCGTTTACCTGGCTCATCTATAACTTCAGCCAAAAATTCATTAAATGTTAACATAACTGTATACCTAAATAATAATATTATTATTACTATTTATACAACTATATTTTTAATAATGCTCTTACTTAATGTTTCTGCATCTTCATCTTCGATACAAAAACCAAAATATCCTGTAAAATTATCAATTAACCAAATATTTATACTTTCATAACTCAAATCACTATTAGACTCACAAACTAACATACTAGCAAATGTATCATATTCATTCTCCATACCATCATTAGCTCCACAACTAGTATGTGCTGGATCATATTCGTACATTACTTTAGATACTTTTGAAACAATATCATTTATATTCAATCTCTTCATTACTATATCCTTTATCTTAACCTTTTTAATATACATATTATAACAAACTATTTACTGTTTGTCAACTATAAACCCCAATTAATTTCACTAGCATCTAACTCAGAATTTGGATCCATACTTAACATCTTACCCTTAGGTGTTAACTCCATTACAGCATCAGGAACCTTATATTCACCACCTGGCATCGTCTCACTTGATACCACATCAGTCCAACGTTGCTTATCTTTATCAACCCTAATAGGAATGGCTGGCACATCTTTTGTTCCATAACGATTCTTAACCGCTTTAAGCAATTGCTGCTCAGCTAATATTAACTCCTCAGTCTCAATTATACCTATAAGAAAATCTGCAGTCGCTGCAACTGCTGCAGAATCAGCAATATTTGACATACTAATATCTGAAGCACCCCATGCATCACGATTAGTCTGTACAGCTGACCAAACTGGTACACCATGCTCTGTAGCAAAACCACGTAACTCTTCACTTACTATCTTCTGATAAGTATACGTATTATCACTCGAAGCAACTCGCTTTGACTTTGTAATACCTAAATAATCATTCATTATAATATCAGGCTTCCAACTCTGCTTTAACTGTAACTCATTAAGCAATGCTGTAAATTCCAAAACGCCTGCATTTGAAGTTGGATACTGTTTTACTCTTAACGAACCCATACACTTTGCTTTAATAGTTTCTAACTTAGAACCGAACTTCTTATATGATGTATTCTTTAACTCATCCATTGATATATCTAACAAATTAGCATCAACTCGCTTTGAAACAGATTCTTCATCCATCTCCATTGAAATATATAATACATTATATCCCTGTAAAATATATTGACTTGCTAATGTACATAAACCTAACGACTTACCAGTATTATGATGAATCATATTATATTGATCAACGTACCAATGCGGACTAGGTATCATTATATCATAAACATCCCTAGACTCTTCTATAAATTCTTTACCAATTATCTTTAACTTAGAACTACCTAATATATCAACTTCAATAGCATCTTTTGCATATACTTCTTTACCATCACAACTAAATCTATGTGTTTCTGCAACTGTCCGAGTTAAACCATTCTCAAAAGTCAACTTAACTATATCACGCTTTGGCTTCATTACTGTATCCAAAACTTTAACCAATTCACCAGATTTTGTTTTTACTTCAAAGTCATATCCTAATTGCTTTAACTCATGCAATTTCTCTAATGAAATATTTAACTTCTGCATTCTATACTCCCTTTGTATAATAATATATTTTATTATATATCATCTATAGTACAAGTTGAACATTATCCAACTATATAGTTAAGCTATGCCTAAAAGACATAGCTTACTTATAAGGAGTTATCCTAACATTGACATCGCCAATTGTGAACTCATCTTCGAAGCTCCTAACATCGAAGCACCTGCTTGCATTAACATCTGTGACTTAGACATAGCAGCCGATTCAGATGCAAAATTTGTATCCATAATACGTGAACGAGCACTTGCTGTTTGTTCCTGCATATTTCCAAGATTAGTAATAGTATGCTCAAGTCGATTAATATTAGCACCAAAACTTGAACGAACTGAACTCAAATCATTAATTAATGCTTTTACACCAGTTATAGCAGTATCTGCATCACCAGCATTTGCTTCAAAATCCAAGGCACCAAGAGTCCCAGCATCAGTCGATAACTTAGTAACAGCTGTACTAATATCTACATCCAGCTTTTCAGCTACTGTTGCTCCAACTTGAAAACTAACCTTACCAGTCCCAAATGCACCAGCTGCACCAAGTACTTTCTGGTCACCAAAACTCGTATTATTCATAATTGACGATAACTCAGTATTCAATGCAACAAACTCAGTAGTAATAGCCTTTTTATCCTCAGTTGAAGTCGTGGCGTTACTCGCTTGTGTTGCCAAATCGTTCATACGAAATGCAATATTGGTTGCTTCATCTAACGCTCCTTCCGCTGTTTGCATCATTGAAATTGCATTCTGAGCATTACTTGCTGCTACTCCCATTCCTCGATTTTGATACTCTAAACGATTTGCAATCTGAAGCCCTGCAGCATCATCAGATGCGGAATTAATACGAAAACCTGTAGATAGTCGCTCAAGCGACTTAGTTAAATCACCGTTTGTACCCAATAGGGTGTTCTGTGCTACTAGATTTGCATAATTAGTTTGAATTGAAATTCCCATTTTTAATATCCTTTGTATATTTTAGTTTTAATATAAAAACAACGTCATTGATGTTTTATATGAGTTTATTATATAACACTTATCGCTATTGTTGAACACTTTTTAAAATCTTTTTATATATTTCATCCGAAACATATACTTCTATCTCTTCTTCTCCTACAAAACAATTCACTGGTGCCATTAGCATGTTTAGCGTACCCGCCTCAACTCCACCACCTGTTAACTTATCTAATGCCTCTAAACCTGGTCCAAATGAATACTTTTTACTTTGCTTATTATACGACTCGTGTCGTGACTCAGCATCACCGAAATAATCATGACCTACACTAGAATCAAATGCAATTGCTAATGCATCTTTCATTAAATCAGGTATTACACCAACTGCTGGAATTCTTGTATCTTGATCACATAATGGCAATTCACTATTCTGCTTTATCTGTAAAGACTCCGATAACGCATTATATAATGCCTGCTCTTTACAAAAATCTTCAGTCTCATTAGTTAACCATGTTAAATTATCCTCTGGACTACTATTCTCTGCTATATCTATAATTTCATTAACTTCATTATATGTATTCTCATCAACCGATAACTTATCACTAGTTATACGTAATGCTTCATATGATGGCACTGTACTATACTCATCATGAAACCTAAAAATCATATCCAGCGTTTTCTTATACTTCGACTCATGAAAATACTCTTGCTTTAAATGAGGCGCTACTATACCAAAATAATCTGGATTATTTAATACATTTGTGATAATAGTTTGTTCTATCTCAGTCATTACTTAATTATTCCTTTTTCTACTTCTTCATTATACCTAGCAGTTATTATATCACGTATAGCATTAGATATGAACTCATCTGTAAAATATTCTGGTAATGTGGTATCTGGTAATAATTGTACTTGTATCCCATCTTTAGTATCTTCTATTTCTGTAATATATATCGTATAACCATCTATCTCTATAGGCAATGCCTCTAAATCTTTCATATCTATCCACCCTTGTATCTTGTAAAAACTAATTTCTCAACTTCTCCTTCTGGTACAGAATAAGTCATCTCTTTAGTATCTTCTAATGATATAAATGGACTTTCAGATAATGCCTTTTCTATAGCAGGTACATCTATATAAACTGGAGCATCATAAAAACGCTTCTCTTTACTCCTAAAATATACTTTAGTATACATTGCCTCATCAACAAACTCAGCAGCTTCTAATAATACTCCCGAACCACCAATCACACATATATCCATCTTTGTACCGGAAATTTTATGATTATATACACAAGTCGCAGCAGCCTCAAAACATACCTCTTCAATATTTGGACCTACATAATCTGGATGATCACCATTCCTATTAACAATACTTTCTATTGTAGAACTACTAATAACAAAATGTGGCAATCCACGTAATTTTACCGGTAATGACTCAAATGTACTACGACCCATTACTAATATACAATCACTTGTAAACTGCTTAAACATCTCCATATCTTTCTTAATATGCTGCGTCCATGGCAAACGCTTAGCATTACCAAATACATAATCATCAGCTGTAAACGCAAATATCATCTTAATCTTTGGCTCATATGGTATATCCGTCATTATTCAACTCCTTCTATAACTTCAGTATTCATTACGTCACTAGTATTTAACATTGCATTATAACGTCTATCATATACTGTAATTAACTTCTTTAATGATATTAAATAATTAACTGGGTTATCTACATATGTTTCAATGTTATTAGCAGCATAGTCTAATAACGCAACTTGCGCCATTAAACGATTAACTCTACTACCAATCATTTCTCCATTCTCATCGTAAAATGCATATACAGTACCACTACCCTCTTCAAGCTCTTGTACAAAATCATCCGTCCAATGCTTTAAATCTTCTTGCATATCACTCTCCTCCTACTAAGTACCAAAAAATGAACTTAATGTACGCTTCTTAATTGGACTCATATTACTCAATGAATCACAAATACCATTTAATGGCTTCATAAACTTATCCTGAAACAATACATTATAATCTATATATTCCGTAACATCACCAAATGATAAATCAATCTCTGAACCCGCGGGCCATGCAAATACTTTCTCACCATAAGGGTTCGGTATCTTTAATGTAACAATATTAATCTTCTCACCATCATTAATTGGCTCAACTGATAAATTCTTATTCTTAATATAACGATTATATGCTAATGCACCTTTAATATGACCTGGACATCCACGCTTTGGCTTAATATCTTCATCACCATGAACAAATATATTATTAGCAGTTGACGTACCACATATCATACTTATATCTAATTCACTAAAACCATCCTCAAACTTACTAACTACATTCTGTAAGTCCGACTCACCTTTCATTATAATTGCACTAATACTATCAGTTAATGCTGTTGTTACTGCTTTTGGTGTGGAACTACGCTGAGTTTCAATACCAATCAACTTTAACTTTGGCACTTCATAACGTACACCCTCATTATCATTAACTGATAATGCATAACGCTTTTTAGCAGTAAAAAACCCACCATCAATTGAAATAACTTCTCGGTCCATATTCATATGATTATCAACATTATTCATATAAACTTGTAACTTTTGATAACAAGTATTAATAACTGATTCAGTTATTTTCTCACATAACATCGACATATAATCAACTAACTTCTCACCTTCATGCTTGGTCTTGACATTAGCAATAGACATAAACTTATCAAAATCAACATAAATAGAATCAGTATCAATATAACAAATATAATCAACATTTTCAGTTTTATTTACTTTGTTTAAATAAATATTCATTGCTGATTCAACCCACTTAATAGCCAATTGACCAAATGATGTTACTGCCTCAGCATTATCTACTGAATAAAATCTAAAATACTCTGAACCTAAAGCTCCATATAAACTGTTGATGAGGATTTTACGGTTTAGCTGATCAGTATTAGCAATAGACATACGAATCTTTTCTTCTTCCAACTTTTCACGTAATTCTTCAACTGAATAAGTTGACAAATCAACCTCTTCATAATTCACTTCACTCATTATAATACCTCCTTAACATTAGGTT